GATTAAAAGTCTTACCTCACCCCCATCTATCTTCATTCTAGATCCGGCATATCTAGCAAAAATAACCCAGCTCCCTTTTTTACACCAAGGTCCTTTAGGGTATCTTTCTTTATCTTTATAACAATCCGGTCCTAATGATAAAACTAATCCACAAGTCGATGCCACTTGAGCACGTTCTACCACATCATCAGTTATAAGAATTCCTCCTTTAGTTTTCTCTTTCATTTTGAAAGGTAAAACTAAAATTCTCCAACCAGTCGGTATGGGCAATTTAGCGTGTTCGGATGTTAAATCTTTTTCAGGTTTTTTAGTAGGCTTGACTCCTACTAATGTTTTATCGGGTAACTCAATCTTTGGTTTTCCCTTTGATGCTAATAACTGTTCCGTCATCTTTTTGCTCCTTTTTTTCTAGCAGGCTGGATATGTCCTAACATATATTGATATTTTTCCATATTGTCAATACTGCCTGAAACCATGGCAGCCACAACATCATCATGACGCATTTTTATAATACGTCTTAACTTTTGGACTAAATCTAACTCTTCCATTATTTCTTCCTCCTTTTTGTTTTCTTTTTCTTCTTTCCTACGGGCTTACTTCCATAAGCCTTTGTCCATTCGCGAGCGATCTTAGGCTCGTTCTTCCATAAGTAGCGTCTTTGTTTTTCTGACTTGAAAGGCATTATATTTCTACTTTAGGAATATGGTAATCTTTTAATACTTGAATTTTTTCTTCAGCAGTTGCAATTTTATGTAATTGGCAATCTAATTCTTTTTGATGATTAAGGTGTTCACTAACCCCCACTGCATTTTCCAACAAGAGTTTAATAGTAGCATCGGCTGCTGCTATCTCTGCTTCGTACTGTTTTTCTAATGCGTCTATTAAGACTGACCTCATTAAGATGCTTTTCTTGCTTTCGCCATTTTCTTAAAGGTTTTTGCTAATGCTTTAGCTCTACCTGTACATCCTGGTTTTGTAATCGGAGTACATTTACCTTTAGTTCCTCTTTTTTCAATGGACTTGTTAACTTTCTGAATCCATTTACCATCTTTCGCTCCAACTCTGCCGCCCTCGGCTTTGAGTTCACGAACAATTCTTCTTTTCTCGTCTTTTAAATTTCTTTTACCTTTTCTTGTGTAGCCTTTTTCAGCATCCACACGACCAAGTTCTTCTAGACGATTTTCACGTCTAGTGTTACGTCTTTCAATACCATGACCTTTGATAGAAATATCACCCATGTTATCTATTTATTTTTCCTCTTTTACGTTTACCCCATTTGCCATAAGACTCGTCTCTTCTAGCTTTAAAAGATTGTTTCTTTCCAGATTCTTTTCCACGTCTTGCGCTAATGGATTCATCTTCTCTATCTTTGTAACCTTGTTTTTTAGCTTTGCCACCTTTTTTCATACCACGTCCGTATGGAAATCTGACATTGCTTCTTACACCATTTTGTCTCATTATTTTTTCCCCTTCATTAATGCTCTACCAAAACCACGTTTAGCAATTCCAGTAACATGACCACCTTTTCTAGCTCCAATTCTGCCACCGTCTTTAGCTCCTGGTAACAAAAAGTTAGGATCAAAATTTGGTGCTGTTGTTCTAGCGATGTAAGGTGCATCTAACATATCAGAACCTTTATCGGCTTCTGCTATTGCAATACCTTCATCAATTGCTTTGTTTCTTCTGCCTCTCATCATAGCTGCTGCTCCTAGACCAGCGGCTAAGGCCCCTAAAATTTTCCTGTTTCTTCTTCGGCTTTTTTTAGACATAATATTAATACTTATTATAATTGTTTATACAACGCAACCTATTTCTTCCCTCCATTACGGAATATCTGCGTTCCTTTTATTCCGAATACGCTAGCCACGACCAAAATCCACAAATTAGTGAACCATTTTGGTAGATTTGAAAAGTACTCAAAGAAAATATCTATCTTCTGCATAGCCGCCGGATCCTCTGTCCACACCGACCAAGCGAGCACAATTATCGGGAGCGTTAATATCGCAAGTACGATTTCGTCCTTGTAGTCGTTTTGACGGGCTTCTAAAAGTTTGCCCTGGTAAGATTCTTCCCCACGAGCTTGTTTTTCGGCATGTAAAAGCTGTGCATCAGACATAGCCATCTTTGCTCTTTGTCTGTTAGCGTAAATTTTACCGCCTGCTTGTAAAGCAAGTTTTGCTAATCCGAACCAGGCCATATTAGAACCAAGTAGCTTTTCTTTTTTTAGAAGCTAAAATTGCGCCTTCACCTTGAACGTCAACTTTAGTTCCTTTGTCAATTTTAGATTCAGCAGCTACCTCGTTCGAAATGATCTCTGATCTTGGATCAATTCCAACGCTTTCAGGAGCAGCAGTGTATGTTTTGCCACCTTCTGGGTATCCTACTTCTTTTGTTATTTTTACCATGTTTTTCTCCTCTATTGTTTGTATCCTATCTTCTAGGACCTTTCAAGATCTTAACATCTCTTTGTTTCATGTAGTCTTGTCTTAATTTAACATCATTAGCCATTTGTTGTTTAGTGAGCGAAGTATCGGCTCTTAATTCAGCTAATTCTTCGTTTTGTTCAAGTTTATCTTCTTGAATTCCTTGATTCATCATGGCTTTCATTCTATCCATGTTGATTCTCTCTTGGTCTTGTTCTCTTTTCTGCTCATTATCCATTGCTCTTAAATCAAGTTCTCTTGCTTTAAGTTTAGCAATTGGATCATTACCGAACTGACCCATAATTTTTAATTCTTCGTCTTTAAACTCAATCATCATCTCAGAAATGAGTTTTGCTTTTCTAGCCTCAACCTGCATAGAAATTTGCATGATCTGTTGTTGAAATTGAGGATTCTGTTGCATCATTGGATTTTGTTGAGCCATTTGTTGCAATTGTTGTAACTTCATCATCTCTTCTCTAAATTCCACTTCAACTTGCTCTTGAGCCATCATAGAAATGTGTTCAAAACAATTCTTTTCTAAAGCCCCAAGTATCATCGGATTATTTCTTGCTAGATTTGAAGACATAAATGCTAAATGCGAAGTAATGTGAGCTTGGTGATCTTGACCTTTAAAAGCTTGGAAAGGTTTTGAAGATAAAGCCATAATATTTTCTATTGCAGGATCAATGGGTGTAGGTTGTGGTGGAGGAGGTAAAATTTTATCAATGTCCTTCACTCCAATCGCTTGATACATTGCGTAATAGGCTTCATATAAATTATGAAGTCTTGGATTCGCCATCGCGAGTTGTAATTCTGTTTGTGCCATAGAAATTCTTTGAGATTGAGAAAAAATATTAGGATCTGCAATTGGAATAATATCTATCTTGTCATCAAAGTCAGTAACTTTAACATTTCGTTGGGCTCCTACAACATCATAAGGATAGTCGGGTGGTAAATAAGTTTTAAATACACTCGACAATAAACTAAATTCTGTTTTCATCGCCACAAATAATCTTTTATGTATGGCTGACATGACCCTTGAACCACGTTCTAAGAGAGCAATGGTTGTCCCAACAGCAGCCTGTTGGTTGCCGTCACCAACCTGCATGTCAGCTATGGCGGCAAAACGCTGTCCGGCCGACACTACAATACCCATTAGTTGGAGTAATGTTTGTGAAGGTTCCTTAAAAGGAAGAGTCATAAATGCATCCTTGATACTTCCACCAGGTGCATCGACATCTCGGAATTCGCCAGGCTGTATTGCTTGAGCTTCGTCTCTTACTCGTATGCCTCGTTGTTTGAATCCTGCGGGTAAATTACTTAACGTTCCCGCATCCAGCAATTGACGTAGAGCAGTGGTTGCTGTTCTTGATAAACCGCCAATCATATGTATTAAACCAAAACCGTAAAATCCCATTCCAGGTAAAAATCTGAAATGAACAAAGTATTCTATTTTCTTTTTCAATGGATCATTGGGTTGATAGTTTCTTCGAATTGAAAGAATCGCTCTCATGTTTTTTTCAATTGTAACAATGTAAGGAAGTTTAATTCCTGTAGGCTCTCCCGTTTGGAGATCCATATCTTCAAAACCTTCAAGATCTAAATAAACATGAGCTTCAATAATAGTAAAAACATCTTCGTCTCTTGTTTTTTTAATTCCTTCCAGTTGGCGTTCTCTCTTTTCAACTTCTGTTTCTTGATCATAACCAGGTTTTAATTCGATATCTCGATAAAAACCTGAAACTTGTTTTTTTCTTAAATCATTTTCCGACATCTTAACGGTGTGCATTACCGAATCGGCATCTTCTATT